CCAATTGTAATAAAATACACAATAAAGGTAAATCACATGTCAACTGCAACTATCGAAGACAAATTTAGATTCATCGGATGGAACACAGAGGGTACTTCTGATAAAATATGGGGATACTTTCTTCGTCCCGGCCAGATCGCCACTCCGAGCAGGTGGTCACCCCCTGATTACGGGCGCCATTGTTGCATCTTTTGGGGTCGGCGCGGCAAGGCTATGCAATTTAAGGCTGGCGTAGTTGACTACGACCTCGGGAGTCTTGTTAGTTCCAAACTTAAGAAGGGCTATCTGAAAATCGATGAGGCAAAACTAATGAATATTTGGCCAACCTTTATTGAAGAGGCTGAAGCAAAACTCATGTGGGAAGTACTGGCAGGAAGAGTAAAATAAGGCCTGCCAAATGACAGATAAATGGGACCATCTGCCAAACGCAAAACTCATTGATTGGGTACTTACTGATCTCAAAGCCAATCCGGGTAAGTGGGATGTGATGCACTATTCGGTATGGAATTCGGTATGGTCTTCGGAACAGGAGGAGGCGGCATGGAATTCAGTATGGACAGCAATGTGTGATATAGGGCGGAATGTGGCATATGATTCGGCATGGAATGCAGTATGGATCGAGGGGCGGGCGAGCCCATGGCAAATGGCACGGGCGCCGGGGTGGAGTGCAATTGCGGCATTTATTGTATACGACAATTGCCCCGAGTACCTCGACATGACACCAGGCGAATTGCAGGTATGGGGCGAGTTAAGTGGACACCCGGCATGTATTCTGTTGCTGCCACTGATTATTAGAAAACAAAAGATGCAAGAATTTAAGAAATCCTAATATTTCTTACCAAGTATTAATTAAATTATTCATTTGCATGTTTGGGTCGAATCTGTTATAGTTATACTTTTAATAAGGACTTTATGAAAAACTACTTCGGTATCAGCCGCGATCATAGCGGTTCTATGCGCGGTATTGCGCTGGCTGCTGGTCGAGATTACAACGACAACATTCAGTCGATCCTCGAAGGTGCCAATGAGCACAACATCGACACCATTGTGAGTGTTGTAAAGTGCGGCGTCGGATATAACGCAACTGTTGAACGTGAGGTTGTGAATTCTGATGTGAGCAAACTTAAACCCATTCCCGACGGTGCGTATGTTGCTGACGGCAATGCAACGCCGCTTTTTGATAGCATTGGTGAGTTGATTACTCAACTGGAATCAGTGCCGGATGCCGACGACCCCACTGTATCCTTTGTTGTCATGGTGATCACTGACGGCGGCGAGAACTCTTCCCGAAAGTGGAATGGCAAGATGATTGCTAAGAAAATGCAAGAACTTCAACGCACCGATCGTTGGACGTTCTCCTTCCGTGTCCCGCGTGGTTATAAGCGTGAGTTGACCCAATTCGGCATTCCGGACGGCAACATTCTCGAATGGGATCAAACCGATTCGGGTGTGAAAGCTGCTTCCAGCGCAACCCGTTCTGCAGTGAAGGCATTTTATGCAGCGAGAGCAACAGGTGCAACGAGTACTGACAAGTTCTACGCAGACTTGAGCACCGTCAGTCTCAAAGAAGTGAAGCAAAACCTTGCCGATATTTCGAAACAAGTCGATGTCTACATCGTTGATAAACGAAATGACGGCGTGCAGATTCGAGACTTCGTTGAAGCGCAGAATGTCACCTTTAAGAAAGGCTGTGCATTCTATCAGCTGGCGAAGACTGAAGCTGTACAGGATTACAAGCAGATTGCAATCCGCGACAAAATTACCGGTGCTGTCTATAGTGGGTATGCTGCACGATCCATGTTGGGCTTGCCTAGCACTGGCGAAGTGAAGCTGGCACCAGGGCAACACGGTCAATACGAAATCTTCATTCAGTCCACATCGACCAATCGTAAGCTGACTGAAGGCACGAACGTACTGGTTTGGCCGGGCGTCTAACCAAGGTAATTATCTGCCTAACCACTTGACGTATTAGAGCAGATACAACATAATACATACATAACGCAAATAGACGTTATTAATTTTTAACCCCAACTGGAGAATATATAAATGGCACAAGCCCTAGACACACACCGCATTGAGCGCCCACGTGACGTTCGCACCCTTCTTACCCGTTGCATGAAGGTAGGTCGCCCTGCAATGATTTGGGGTCCGCCCGGCATTGGCAAATCTGAACTGATTGCGGAGATTGGTGCCGAAACTGGCCGCCCTGTGATTGACATGCGCCTGCTCTTGCTTGAGCCGACCGACATCAAAGGTATTCCGTATTTCGACCCGGAAAGCAAGACGATGAAGTGGGCTCAGCCCGCTGACCTGCCACGAGACAATTACTTCTCGAATGCAATTCTGTTCCTGGATGAGATCAATGCTGCGCCGCCAAGTGTGCAGGCCGCTGCTTACCAGCTGATCCTGAACCGCCGCGTTGGTGAATATCACCTGCCAAAAGGTGTGTCAATGGTTTGCGCTGGCAACCGCGACAGCGACAAAGGTGTTACCTATCGCATGCCTAGCCCACTGGCGAACCGACTGGTTCACATTGAGATGGGCTCGAACTTTGAAGATTGGCAAAAATGGGCAATCGCTAACCGTGTGCATTCCGACGTCGTTGGTTTCTTGTCTCATCACAAGCACAAGCTCTTCAACTTCGATCCGAAGAGCCCGGACAAGGCATTTGCCACTCCGCGTTCGTGGGTGTTCGTTGGTCAGCTTATTAGCGACGACCTGCCCGAGTCCATGAACACTGCACTCGTTGCAGGAACCGTCGGCGAAGGCCTGGCCACAGAGTTCGGCGCACACCGTAAGGTTGCATCGCGTATGCCAAAGTCGGAAGACGTACTGACCGGCAAGGAAAAGACGTTGAATGTCAAGGACCTGAGCGCAATGTACTCGTTGACTATTTCCATGTGCTACACGCTGGATGAATGGTCGAAGAAAACAACTGCAAAAGATTCCGATCTCACTGTTGATGCATGGCACGAATGTGTTGATCACTTCTTTAGCTTTATGATGAACAATTTCCAGACCGAGATGATTGTACTGGGCGCCAAAACTGCTCTCCGCGATTACTCGCTGCCAATTCTCCATCGTAAGTTGACGACCTTTAAATCGTTCCACGAAAAATACGGCAAGTTTATTCTGGAAGATTAAAGTTGGTTGGGGAACCAAGGAAAGGGGCAATGTATTGCCCCTTTCTCTTATCCTGTTGACCTATGTGTCGACGTACTGTATAATACATACATGACAGAAGAACAAGATAAACTTATTAAAGTTCTACAAAACGGATATTGCAGTGGCTACCACTGCAAGGGAAAAGGAATTGCCGAATATGATCATTCTTGTCCATTTGCGGAAGAGATCAACGGCGATTTTGACTCATTGTGCAATTGTTGTGAAATATGCACTCATGAATGTGCAATGGACATTTAACTAGGAAAATTACTATATGAGCAAAAATAGTCTGGAAGAAGTGGTTGAACAAATCACCCGAGCACGTATTACCCTATTGCTTCGTCAGCCGTTCTGGGGCACGCTAGCCACTCGTCTTATTCTTAAGGATGCAACCGACGAGCCTTGGTGCAAAACTGCTGGCACTGATGGCAGGTATTTTTATTTCAATCGCGACTTCATCAGTAAGCTCAATAAACAGGAATGTATTTTTCTTGTTGCACACGAAGTAGAACACTGTGTTTACGACCATATGTCGCGGCGCGGCGGTCGTAAGCCGAAGCTATGGAATGCCGCTGCTGACTACGTGATCAATTACGAGTTGCACGAACACAACATCGGTAAAATGCCGGATCCGAAGACTTCTGGTGTCCAGGCTTGTTTCGATGCCAAGTACAAAGGGATGTTTGCCGAAGAAGTTTACGAACTGCTCCTTAAAGATCCGAATCAGAATTTCCCTGAATTCGACATTCACCTGGAGCCAGGCGACGGCAAGGGTGAGCCGATGACTGACGAGGAACGCCGCGGCCTAAGCGACGAGATTCGCAATGCAGTCATGCAGGCGTCTAAAGCGGCAGGTGCATCTAATACTCCAGCTGGCGTTCGCCGTATGTTGAAAGATCTTACTGAGCCTCAAATGGATTGGAGAGAGATTCTGAATATGAAGATTCAATCCATGATTAAGAGCGATTTTACGTGGAGCCGTTGCTCCCGCAAGAGCCAGGCCAGTGGAATCTATCTGCCTGCCATGAAGGAGGATGTCAAGGTTAAAGCGGCTGTCGCAATCGACTGCTCGGGCTCTATGAGCGACGATATGCTGAAGGACTTACTCAGCGAGACAAAAGGCATCATGCAACAGTTCGTTGATTTCGATCTGGAAGTCTGGTGCTTTGATACCCAGGTGTACGGTTATGCCAAATTTACTCCCGAAAATATCGACGAAATCGATTATTACGAAATCAAGGGCGGGGGCGGCACAGACTTTATGTGCAATTGGGATTATATGAAGGAAAACGACATTCAGCCCGAACGCTTTATTATGATGACCGATGGTTATCCGTTTGGTAGCTGGGGCGATGAGAACTGGTGCGATACCTTGTTCCTTATCCATAGCGACCCATCTCGTCACCTTGTGTCACCGTTTGGTATGACTGCATACTACGAGCCAGATAGTCATTCTCCGGGTAAAAAATAATGTCGGATTATCTAATCCCGATGGATGAGAACATTATCGAAGCTGTCGCTAAGGCTATTTGCCAGGCAAGAGTTCGGGCCGATGCAAACCTGATTCTGGGCGAAGCAGTGGGGATAAATCTCGAAACTAACGAGTTACTCGAACAGTCGTTTGAGAAACTATTTAGTAAATTATGGGACGGCGAAGAGCAAGAAGACATGTTGCAAAGAGAGGCATATAGGTCCGATGCCAAAGCAGCAATTTCGGCGTTAAACCTAAAATTGCTCACAGTATAGTAAATGGAGGTATAAATATAGAAAAGGACTGACCTTGCTATATAATACCTCCATTTACCTTTATTTTATTTCAACCCCGGATAACAAACATATTCTGAAAATGTTCTTTGAGAATTGGGCAGACAGGATAGGTACAAATGAAATCAAGTATTCGGTAATTGACACTGTCGATACAAACATACCATCTAAATCGGATGTTGTCAGAGAAGTCATTAAGGTAGATTTCGAAAATGAAGAAGATGCAACCGTTATGCTACTCAAGGGAATACCCTCCGAATTTAAGAAATATCTGAGATTTACTGATTAGTCTACACCAGGTGACAATTAAGTAAACTACCTTTACAATTTCCACATTATGAGCGATGTTTTATTATTAAATGCCGACGGCACACCTCTTTCCCAAGTACCTCTCTCTGTGGTAACTTGGACTGTGGCCATGCGATTAGTCTTCCTGGAAAAGGTGAAGGTTCTTAAAAACTATGACAATTGGATAGTTAGATCCCAGTACCTCGACATGCCTGTACCGTCTATTATTATAATGACTGAACAGGTTAAATGGAAAAAAACATTAAAGTACAGTCGTACCAATGTGTTTCTTCGTGATAATTTCACATGCCAGCTACAAACCACACGGAAGTGTAGGGACGCGCAGGGTAAGGTAAAGTTAGCATTATTGACTCTCGACCACGTTATTCCGCGATCTCATGGTGGAAAAACAAACTGGCTTAACGTTACTACCTCATGTAAAGAGTGCAATAGTGACAAGGGAGACGACAAGACAATTGTGCCAAAGAAGGCTCCGTATAAACCATCATACCACGAAATATTGAACAAGAGAAAAACTCTGCCAATACATATTCGTGACGAAGAATGGCGGTATTACATTGATTGGCCGGAGCACCTTATTAAGGTTTCTCCTCATCAAGCCGGACAAATTTAATACAGCGACAGCAGAGAAAGGGCCCCAGGGGGCCCTTTCTCTTGGGATTTAATACCAAAAATCGCCGTTTTCTGTCCAATATAATACAGAATTTGTTGAACGAAAGATAAGTAATAACAGCAGAGAACGGTTCTCTCAATATTAAATTAATAGGGGAAATAATGGTAAAAAAAGTAAAAGAGACAGAAGCACCGGTAGTAGAACAAGCAACAGACGTAGTTGAGCCAGTTCAATTAACCATTGCGGATCTACAATTACTGTCACGTGTCATTGATTTAGCTTCGCGTCGCGGTGCTTTCCAGGCAGGTGAGATGTCACAGGTAGGCGATGTATTCAACAAATTAACACAGTTCCTTTCGTACGTCGAAAGTATGCAAAAGAAAGAAGCTGACGCTGCCGAAGCTGCAACACCCGCAGTATAAGCTAAGGAGATCTATGATCGAACAATACGAAAAATATATTGATAAAATACAAGAAGATACTGATATATTAGCCACCGAAACTAATATAGAACTAATATCTACCTTCTTTAAGGCTAATGGATTTGGTCCGGGATTAGAAGTATCGTCGTATAAAAAAATTCTGTTTACTGAAGAAGATCCCGATAATGTGTTCAATGAAAAATATTATAATGCCGTATGTGTCAAATATCCGTTGGATGATAATGTTACAGGTATTTTATTATTAAATATTGCCGCCAAACATCATGGGCTGGATAACATGTTATCTAGTTATCTGCTAAAACTCAATGTTTCGCCGATTAAGCTACGTACAACGGTATACACAAAAAAAGTAACTACAGAAGAAGTTGATAAGAACTTCTTAACAAAAGTTGCACCACATATAAAAACAATCATAAATAAAAGCCCATTACGCAAATCGTATGCCGGCATTAAGGAGTAATTATGGCAATAGAGGGCCTAAAGAAGCATGCCGGTCAGCTTTCAAACACCGGAGTTCGTGTAGCAGTAGTTTTCAGAAAACTACCAAATGATGAGAACAACTGTCTAATCGTCGAAACGGAACGTCTGCCAGATAGCTACCACGACTATGTCATCCAATGTTTAAACAGTAGAGAAGCATTGGAGACCAATGAATTTTACGAAGTTCTTAATCGTAGAACATTCCCAGATGGTCTAAATTGCTTATCGGCATTACACCAGCGCGGTCATTTGCGTAAGGAACCTGTTTCAAATATCACTATGCTACCATTGCCCGGCCAGGCAGTTCCACTAGCACTTATCAATGCAACTATCGATAAGAAAGTAGACGAATATATGGCAAAGCAGAAGGTAGCAGCCGAACCATCTATTGCTGAAATAGTACAGTCGGTGAAGAACGAGACAGCTACCGTTGATAGTTCAGGCACAGCTCGAGGTCTTATTATGCAGGCCGAATTACTTGAGGCAGATGCCACAGCGAAACGCGAACAGGCATATTTACTAGATCCCGAACTAAGGCCATCCAGAGGTCGCCCTGCCGATCCCGACGAAGTTAAGGCTGAAAAGCTTGAAGAACGTAAGGAAAAACGTAGAGAGCGAGATCGTCTACGAGCTGCCGAAGCAAAAGCTGATAGGGCTGATGCTGCGTTAGATGCCAAAGTGGCTGCAAAACTGAAAAGAGATGCAGAACGCCTGGCTGCCAAAAAAGCCTAATCCTGATGTAGCTGGGTAATTCCAGCTACTTTCTTATAAATATAGGAGACCACAGGAGATGAGCATGGCAAAAAGAACAACGACAAGTTTCAATATAGGTACGGCTGTCAGTAGAGTTGCCAAACCATCTGTATTTGATCGTATAGTTAAAGAAATTAGTATCGACACAATCCCGGCAAAATATATAGAACAAATATTGGTACAATATTATGACGGAAATGTTGTTGAATTAAATAACGACGAGATTACTCATCCAATCCCAATAAACGAAAATATATCTTGGTCCGAGTTGGCTGAATCGTTTAGAAGAATGCGAGATGTTAAGATTTTTATCAATTCAGCAGTGTTAGAAATAGATATTAACAACAGAGTCGAGGATTATCTCGGCAATTATTGTTGAGAATTAAATCTTTTTTCTAACCATTCGAAATTATTAATCAACCCGAGCAATTCGGGTTGATTACTATGTGCAGCGCCATATTCAGTACCCTCTTTTGCACCCATAATTGCAAATTCTCCAAACTCCCTGTCCTCTCCTCTGGAACACCAAACATCTAATCGATGCTTTGTTTCATTCTTGTCGTGCCTAGATATTGCACTAGCCGCAAGTTTTACACATTCCCTGAATCCGCTTCTCCATGCTGAAAACGGATCTGTATTAAAATTGGTTATATTACTAACTTCTTCCATTACCTTAAAATCTTTAGATACAGAAGTAGTAAAGTCAATGGAGGACCCGTTGTATGCAAGCAATAGATTTCTTGGAAATAATTTAACACCCCCGTACCCGTATTCGAGATCATTTACGGGATTTCTGGAATGCCATACGTGTACTGACTGTCTACTCAGCGAATGCGGTTGATAATCGAAATTAAATGTATTCAGTATTTCTGCATCGGCATCTACTACATAAAACATAGAAGAATGCACCATTGATGCTGCCACCTTATGCGCCTCTGCTATACCCTTGACACCGCTAAGGTGCTTTACTCGGGGAAACCTAGTTTTTAGTTTATTGAAATTTTCATCGGCGTATAGTTCATCGTAGCTAAT